CATTTAAAGCCTAGTTTAACAAAGCCTTTTAAATCACAGTCTCATAGATCATTTTAACTAGACTGAAACGAGAGATATATTGTGAAAATTTTCACACTAAAGCGTTAAAGAATAACCTTATCTTATGGCACTCATAAATAATTGATATGATTAAATTTAAAATAACTCTTGCAATTACCGTTTAAATGTGGTACTATAATATTAAGGAAAAGGAAACAGAAAAGAATAGATCAACCTAAAACAGAATATTAAAGGAGAACTTAATATGACTCTTACAAATCTTCGTAAATGGCTTCCCATTTATAAGGCAGCTAAAATTCAAATTGACACTGATAAGAAGATGTGCAATAGCTGGATGAAAGCATACGAAAATTTTGATAAACTTCTTTGGGGAGCTTTTGAAGGCATTATTCATTTCGCATGGTATGAAGGTTGTGTAGAGGATTATAAAGTAGTTCTTAGAGCAACCATGCATTATTACAATATGCAATATAAGGAGGCGTCATAAATGCGTTACACCTTCGAGAGCATAAACGCCCTCGCTAGAGACGTTTACCCCGATTTTCGAGTTTGTAGTTACAATACAATATGGATGCTCTCACTTAGATGCAACGAGTACGGAGGCATCGAACCAATATTTCAAGCCAAAACAGCCAAAGAGATAGCTAATTACCTTTACAGCTTAAATAAGCTCAGACGTTTGGGCGTCTTTAAATAGCAGGTTAGGCCCAAAGCGTGGAGAATAGCTTTAAAGCCGTTCTCCGGTCCTGAAAAGGAAAAATCAAATCAAAAGGAGAATGAGCTATGAAATTCACACGCACAATTAAATCCACTCGTTACATCTTCGGAGAGTCTAAGAGAGTTAACGGAAAAATCGAGGTTCAGGAGGTCGGCTCTTTTGTTGGTGCTCCTGGTATGGGAACTCGTACTCTTGCAAAAGAGAAGGAGGCCCACGGCATTTCTAAATCCGCTCTCCTCGTGGCAACCGAGGATGTCGTAGAGAAGCGTTTCATGGACCTGGAAACCTTCCTCAAGTATTCCGAAGTAGTGAGCGACGATGAACCGGACACGGAGGCGGAGGGCTGATGCCCTCCCTCCGCTCTCAAGTTAAATCGCCACTACGCTAACGCTTTAATCCGCTAAAGAAGGTCACCATTCATTACCGCTTTACATCGTTAAAGTAAGTCAGCCCTAACTTTACAGCTTTAATGAGCTAAAGGAGGCCCAAAATAGATGCAGGCAGAAAATGTCACCACGAGCGACCAGATTGTAAAACTTAATAAAGACATTTCTGATATTAAGAATATCTTATCCACCTATTCCGATTATTTTAAAGATCATTTTTCGCAGGGACCCGGGGGTACTAAAAATGACGAGTTTAAAACCCCTCCCTCCCCCTTCCAACCAGAGGTATCTCCATTAAATAAATTATCAGATGAAGATATTATTTACCATATTAAATCCTCAGATTCATGGATATATCTGAAAGCCATGCTAGAAATGGATTATACCAATATGAATTTGCTTAATCTATTTTGTTGGGTTCATGGTGTATGTAAATACGCATCAACATTATTTGGAGTAATAAACGTATATAAATCTATGCAAACTGACGTGGAGGAATACGACGATTTTTATGGAGACTCTTTTGAATAACCTTGCATCCCTCGTTACCGCAAAGTCTTTAATGGCTATCTGTCTTACAATCGTTTTTTGTGTGGCAGAGTGTACCGTGGGAGTCAGCTCTGATTTTATGAGCTTGTATGCAATCGTAATAGGCTTTTATTTCGGTCAGAACAGTACAGATACAACTAACTTAATTAGCTACAAATAAGGAGATCAAATATGTTTACAAAAGAGAAGCAGGAGAGAAGAGAAACACAACTTACAGGATTCAAGAGTGGCGGATTCATCAGTAACAACATGATTGCGAACACAAATTTAGGTCTTTATGAAGCCCTCTGCAACATTAACGAAAACCTCTCCCGGATAGCTGATGCTTTAGAAGGAGGGATGAAAGAATGAATTTAATATTGGAGTTCATTCTAGTGTTCTTTTTCTGCAATGGAGTTATTGCATTATTCTATATTTTATGGCTCGAGATTGAAGAGTGGTATCTAGGAAAAGACTTATTCCTTCCACAAATTATCTATGATAGTTCTCTTGAATTAGTTATTTATGACAGAGGCAATAAAGAGATTATCTTTTATAGGTTTAGTAAATCCATTTGCAGAATATCTAAGCATTCTGTGTTTTATGAATATATTCCTTTTCTTACAACGTTATATAATCGCGAAGTTAGAAGTGCTATTATTGATGTTGTTGGATTCGATATAAACATTAACGAGTTACCCATAAATTACAGTTGGAACGAAGTGAAGTTTAGAAATGAACGAGATTTTTTACGACAGATTCAAAGAATTAAGGGATAACAGAGGATGCCTTTTAGTTCACATTTCAGATGGTATAGCTAAAACCCTGGTTATTATGTATCCTGCCGGTTATCATACAGTGGAGTGCATTCAGTTTATCACAAGATATACAGAGTTATCTCATCAAACAGCATATACTTTAATTGACACCGTATGGAGAAATTATTTAAAGCGGTTGGAGGTTAGACTGAATTGGTAAGAAGAGATAGCCTAGTTATTAGGAATTTAATGGTTTATGACTATAAATTCTTAAATCCAGAAACCAATGAAGAGTTCATTATTACAGATTGCGAAGAACTTACTCTTAAACAAGCAACTAAAATCGCGCATGATAAAGGGCTTCTCTTTATAGGATGTAGCACAAGAACTGAGCGCAGAGTAATGAGTAAGAAATTTTTCTTCGATAATTCCAGCGTTTCAAACGCAGGAAAGTATTACAAGTGAATAACCCTTCTAGGGTATTCAAATATAACTTATTTTAAAGGAGTAAAGAACAATGGAAAACGCTATGACTACTACCAATGACAAGATGCTGGACTTCAACGCATTCAACAGAGAGACAAATCAGTTCGTTTCCTTCCGTGCTGAAGATATGAAGAGTAAGGTCAGACTGTTCAACGCCATGAATCAGCCGAAGTACAAAGTCAGCGATATGATTAACAAGAAGATCAAGCTCAAAGACGTTATTCTGATGAACGTCACAATGGAAGGTGAAGATGGCGAACAGGACACCGGAATTCGTTCCGTTCTGATTGATGCTGATGGCAACGCCTACAATGCAACCTCTAACGGCATCTTCTCCAGTCTCACCAACCTGTATATGATTTTCGGCACTCTTCACTTTGAGGAGCCGCTGGAAATTCTGATTTCTCAGATTCCCACGAAGAGAGGTTCTACGCTCTCCATTACTCTCCCATAACTTATTTCCTTCTTATTCTTAATAGAGAGCCGCCTTAAATTCTAAGGCGGCTCTCACAATAGGAGTGATACAATGGCAAAATCTAAAAGAGGCGGCCCGCCTAAAGGATGGAAACAGGCGGAGTACGACCTATTTAAACGTCAAGTGGCGAACTATAATAAGCGAGTCAGAGCATTAAGAAAGAGAACAAGGCCAGAGCTGTTAAAATTTGCACCAGAACCAACGAGAGTAAAAGAGCTGTTAGCAAGCCAGGGGAAAAGAGAAGCTAAGAGAACAGCTAAAGCATTAGAGCAGTTTAGAGAAACAGGCTTGCAATGGACAATGTACCAAGGACAGCCCATGCTTAAAGCTCAGAAAGCAATTATAGAACGCAATCTAGAACGTGAAAATAAGCGTCGTAGGCAATTAGCAAAGAAGGTTAAAGAAGCACAAGGCCAAACAGGACGTTTACCAACTCAGATGGACCAAGATTTGAGAGAGGAACAATTTGAGCAGTTGACTCCGCGAAGATTAGCAGATTTAATGCGGCTAGACTATACACCAGTTATAGATAGAAGAACAATTAATTGGAATACAAACTATATTTCACAACTAGAGGAAAACCTGCAATTCATGGAATTAACTGGAGCCGGAACAGAGGAAGCTATGCAAATGGTAAGAGATATTGAGCAGATGGCAACAGCGATAACACCAGAAGAGTTTTATCTTGTTCAACGCTCTGTTCCTGAGATAGCTATTACAAACATTTCTGACGTTCCATATTTTATGAACAATATCGCATCTGTTCATAGAAGATGGTTACAGTTCTATGAGTCAAGAGGTTATAGACTATAATTGCCTGCGACTTTGAGACAATCGTTAATGACGAGCGTACAAGAGTCTGGGCATGGTGTGGAGTACAAGTAGAGAGTGAAGAAATTGAATACGGGACGAAAATAGAGGACTGGCTAACATACGCATTTAGTTATGGAGAAGTTTGCTACTTTCACAACTTGAAATTTGATGGTTCTTTTATAGTAGATTTTCTATTCAGATTAGGCTATGAATGGAGTTCAAAAAGAAGGCTAGATGAAAAGACATTCACAACTCTTATCTCTGATATGGGAATGTGGTATAGTATCAAGATCAGAGGCGAAGATGGACCAGGAGGATTGAAACGAGAAGTTACAATATATGATAGCTTAAAGATCATTCCAATGCCAATCGCTCAAATGCCTAAAACGTTTGATATTGGATTAGAGAAACTAGACCTAGATTATGAAGGAGACAGAGAAGAAGGTCACGAATTAACAGAGCATGAAAAGCTCTATATTAGAAATGATACATTGATTTTGGCACGGGCTTTAAAATTCATGCGTGAGCACAACATGAAGAAGCTAACAACAGCTTCAAATGCTATGAACGATTTTAAAACCCGTTTAGGAAAAGCAGAATTTGATAGACTGTTTCCTCCGTTAGATGCTATAACTGACAGAGATATTAGAATGAGCTATAAAGGCGGTTTTACATATCTCAATCCTGTTTACAAGAATAAGCCTATTGGTAGGGGTCAGGTTTATGATGTCAATTCAATGTATCCATGGGCAATGAAGTTTTGTAAACTACCTTACGGAGAGCCAGTTTATTTCACTGGGCAATACGAAGAGGATGAAGGTTATCCATTATACGTTCAATCCCTCGTATGTGATTTCAAATTAAAATCCGGTTGTGTACCATCCATTCAAATTAAGAATAATTTTCATTATTCAGAAACAGAATATCTAAGAGAGTCAGAAGTAGAAACAGTATTAACATTAACAAGCGTAGACCTAAAGTTATTTTTTGATAACTATGATGTAACCGTATATTCATGGGAAGGTGGATATAAATTTAAAGGCATGGTCGGTATGTTCGCTGACTATATCGACTATTGGTATGAACAGAAGAACGAAGGAAAGAGAACAGGAAATAAAGGTTTAACTCAGATTGCTAAGTTGATGCTTAACGCACTGTACGGGAAATTCGGTGCATCACTTACAGGAAGATCAAAGATTCCGCAGTTCGATAGAGAGCAGGATAAAGTAACATATTACTATGGAGCAGAAGAGAGCAGAACAGCCTATTATGTGCCAGTAGCATCCTTTATAACGTCTTATGCGCGTGATAAAATCATTCGTGCGGCTCAGAAGTTGGGTGAACGATTTATTTACGCCGATACAGACTCACTACACGTTAAAGGAACAGAACCGGCAGATATTGATATTGATGAATACAGATTAGGAGCGTTCAAGATTGAAGAAGAATTTGACCACGCCGTATTCATTCGTCAAAAGACTTATATGGAAAGCATAAATGGAAAGAATGACGTAAAGTGTGCAGGAATGCCTAAGAATATAAAAGAAACAGTTACATTTGGGAATTTCAAAGAAGGAGCTACTTTTGAAGGCAAGTTAATGCCTAGAATAATACCAGGTGGCACAATCCTGCGAGAAACAACGTTTAAAATCAAGTCAAAATAATTGTCGAGCCGATTGGAAAACGAACTTGACAGGTGTTGAAAGAAGGTGTACAATAGTAGTGGGGCAGTATATGGTTTTCGTTTCCACGATTCCAGGGTACAACGGCGAAGAGTCGGCTGGAATGTGACTGGGGTTTGTATCCTGTGACGCTACAACTGTATATATGCCCCACTCTAATATTATGAGTAAATCAATGTATTATGACATAAACAAAACCTTGTCATATAATACTTTATTTAATTTCGTTGTTGGTCCTCGTGGTGCAGGTAAGACATACGCAGCTAAAAAGCGAGCTATCAGTAACTTTCTTAAAAGAGGCGAACAGTTCGTTTATTTACGCCGCTATGATACTGAGCTTCCATCAAACACCATTAAGAACTTTTTCGATGATGTAATGCAGGAGTTTCCAGACCACGAGTTTAAATCAAATCTAGGTGTATTCAGAATAGATGGTGCAATAGCTGGATGGTATTTCCCGCTTTCTAAAGCTACTATGATGAAGTCAACTCCATTTCCCAACGTTAGCATGATGATTTTTGACGAATTTATCATTGACGTGGGTATGGTGCATTACCTTCCTAAAGAAGTAACAGCTTTTCTTGAATGCTATTCAACTGTTAGCAGAGATAGAGACATTCCAGTATTTTTCCTCTCCAATGCAATTACATTTACAAATCCATATTTTCTTTACTTTGATATAACTCTTGAAGAGGGCCAGAGAGTAAAGATTAAAGGTGACATCTCTTTAGAGCTTGTAGAGAACCCCGCTTATACGGACCATGTAAAGAATACGAGATTTGGCAAATTGATTGCTAATACAGAATACGGAAAATACAACATGGAAAATAAGTTTCTTAGAGATACAGACACCTTTATTACTAAGATGTCAAATAATTCTTTCTATGTCGCAACGCTTATTATGCAGAACCAGGAGTTTGGCATTTACCGCGATATGAAAGATGATTTAATGTTCATCTCTGAGAAGATTGACCCGACCGCTAAGAAGTTAGTATTGGACACTGATTCACATAATAGCGATACTCTGCTTGTTAAAATGCGAGGAAGTGTTGTTATCAATATGCTTCTTGATTACTACACAAAAGGCAATGTTCGGTTCGAGACACAGAAAGCTAAAAATATGGCTATTGATTTGTTTAGGAGGGTAATATAATGCCGTTCGAGTTTACCGCAGATGCTTGGAACGAGTTTACAAAGAAAGTTCTTGAAGCCAATGGAGATCAAGCCACGCTTACCACTCTTTTGAGTGATATGCAGGATACATTTACAACAGGAATTACAACTCAGGGAGAACTGGATAAAACAAACAAGAGTTTAAAAGAAGAGAATGGAAGATTGAAAGAAGCAAATATGGGTCTGTTTCTTAGAGTTGGTGAACAGAAAAAGGACTCTCAGGAGCCTGAAAAATCCGGAGAGCCTAAACCCGGCGAAGAAGGTCACGCCGTAGACAAATTTTTGGATAATCTATATAAGGAGAAATAAATTATGGCTAGTAACAAGACTCCGCAAGTTGCTTCTGCTGAGATGCTTAACAGCATTCGAGCAGACGCTTCTGATGCTTATAAGAATGCGGTCCCCGTAGCAACTCCGTATAACCTCGCTGACGTTGGCAACCCTATTCTCACTTACGAGGCAGTTGCAAACGAATTTCTGAATGCCCTTGTTAACAAAATTATTATGACTCTCGTTATCAGAAAGACTTGGAGCAACCCTCTGGCAATGCTTAAAAAGGGCACTGAGGCGCTTGGTCTTGACGTTGAAGAGATTCAGGTTAACCCCGCTAACGCAACCGCGTTTGACGGTACGACTGAAAATGGCTATTCTGACATTTTGAAGCCCGCTCTGCCTGATGTGAAGGCAGCTTGGTATCGTCTGAACCGTCAGGATAAGTATAAGGTTACTATCAACAATGAAATGCTGACTAACGCATTCACTTCCTGGAATACTCTGGAAGGCACGATTGCCGCTATTGTTGACAGCCTGTATAATGGTAATACCATTGACGAGTTTAAATACACAAAGCAGCTCATTGATAATGCTCTGACCGGAACAAAGCTCAATACAGTTACTGTTACGGCTCCTACTAATAGAGACACGGCGGCGGCTTTCCAGCAGACTATTCAGAACCTCTCCCTCCAGTTTCAGTTTCCTTCTACCGCATATAATAACTACACTAAAATGGGTGGTACTGGAGGTCGTACAACCTGGAGTTCTATTGAGGACCAGATTATCATTATTAACGCGGAAGTTGCGTCCGCTGTTGGTGTTCAGTTCTTGGCGGCAGCATTTAATCTGTCTTACGCTGAGTACGCGACGAAGCAGATTATCGTGGATAGCTTTGCCGCTAGTTCTAAGTGCCTCGCAATTCTGGCTGATGTGAACGCTTTCCAGATTAGAGAAAAACTGCGTCGTATGACCAATTTTTATAATGCTGGTAATATGGCATGGCAGTATTATTTCCATTGTTGGGATACCTTCTCCCTGTCTCCGTTCCATAACGCTGTCGCTCTGGTTACTGAGTAAATTAAATATGGGAGGGGGTCTTTATAGGCCCTCTCCCTGGAGGTAAAAATATGCCTATTATTTCCCCAACAACTAGAATATACCTATGTGAGAATGCAGGTATTACAAAAGATCATAAAGCATATTTTAGCTCCAATTCTGCAATGATCTCTTATCTGCAAGGCAAAGTAGCGCATTCGTTTACAAACTGTACTTATCAGAGAGCTGATGAGCGAGAGTACACGCAGTTAAACATTGATTACTATGATGCCTTAAAATGTGATGTAATGTTTTGGCAAAATCCGAACAACAGCACAAAATATCTGGTTGCACTTATTACCGGCTTTGAATACTTGAATGAAGGAACAACTAGAATTTATTTTGAAATTGACCCTTATTCAAGTTTTTGCGGGGACATTGAATGGCAACCATGTTATGTAGAAAGGGAGCACGTTACAGGCGATTGGGTTGATGGTCAACCGAACTGGAATAATTGCGGTATTTCTGAACCAATTTCAGGCGCTCCTGTTGTAGTAGAAAACGAATTAACATATCCCCTTGTGCCTACAAGATATGTTATCTTGACTCCGTATAATGAGGACGGACAAGTATCCATTCACGGAAATACTTTAGGCGGCATCTATTCAGGAATGAATATGATTGTTAAAAATACTGCCGAAGAGGTTGACGATTACCTTAATACTGTTGCGGTTCATATTGCCACAACACTGGATAACATTGGACCTATTCTTTCTGTTCCCTCTTTCTTCCTGAATGATAAAGAATGGGAAATGGGCACTTTACAGTCTCCATGGATAACGCTTAATGGGCATTTCAATAATGCAAAGGTGTACACTTCTCAATATACGATGCTGAGAGTAGAAGGAGCCGCCGGGAGACAAAAAGAATTTCTTCCCGAATTGATGGGACAGAACGGCCTCGCTACTCCACTCACTCAGTTATTCGCTAAGGGTGGGTTAATTGGAGGCATTGGTGGTTTCGCTGTTTATCTAAAGAACTATAAGGGTATTGAAACAAGTCTTGAAGATGCTTATTTAATTACCGATATGCCGTCAGGCGTTTGGGTTGGTAATAATCTTTTGGATAATTGGCAGAACGCCATTATGAAAACAATTAGCGGAGGATTGAAGGGAGCCGCAGCCGGAAGCGTGGCAGGTCCAGGAGGAACAGCATTGGGAGCACTAGGAGGAGCAGCTTTATCTCTCGTAGGTATGGCAGATCAAATGGTTGCCTCCGGTGGTCAGGTAAATACAACAGCTAATGCCGCAGTTGCTTTTGGAGCTTACAGAGTGTGCACACGATGGTATATTAGCCCTACTCAAATCATGAAAGCAGTTGACGATTTCTTTGATCGTTTCGGCTATGCCGTGGGGCTTCTTAAAATTCCAAATGTAAACACTCGTCCTATTTGGAATTATGTGAAAACAAGTGAAGCTCACATTGGTGGAGACATTCCAGAGCATTATAGAGAGCAAATTTGTGATATGCTGAATAATGGCGTCACATTCTGGAATGTAAATAGACGTTCAATAGGTGATTTCTCTAACCCCTCCGCTAATCAGATTGAGAACTATACTTATGATGATTTCTTAGAAGACCCACCCTTCCAGGAGTATGACCCGCCTGAGCCAGACCCGGAACAGCCGGACCCACCTGCCGCTGATGATTTCAGTGTACTTCCAGACGAAGTCGTGGAATATTCTTTAGCTACTGATGGAGATACTTATTTAAGTAAGAATTTCAAAGTCAGAGAGTTCAGATGCCACGATGGAAGTGATAAAATTCTTGTTAGCAAAAGGCTTGTTGAGCTGTTGCAGATCATTCGTGACCATTATGGAGTACAAGTCATTATTAACAGCGGATACAGAACGGAAAGCCATAATGCCGCTGTTGGTGGAGCCGCTAAGAGTCAACATCTTTACGGTCGTGCCGCTGATATTGTCGTAAGCGGACAGACTCCCCTTAACGTTTATAACTGGATTGCCAATAACGTTATGCCTTCAGGAAAGGGTGGTATGGGATGTTACAGGTCACAAGGTTTTGTCCATGTTGATGTTCGTCCCTCTGGCTATTGGAGAGACAACAATGTATAAGGAGGATTATTATGCAGAATGAAGCTAGAATTTATAGTAAGTCTCTGGAAGGCGATAAAAATCTGACTTCCTCGTTTAAAGTAAAAGAGTTTGCCTGCAACGATGGTAGTGACGTTATTCTGATTCACCCTGACCTCCCGTCTGTATTGCAGAATATTCGCAATCAGTTCGGAAAGCCTATTATCATTAACAGTGGTTACAGGACTCCCGAATATAACAAAAAGGTTGGCGGTGCTACTCGCTCTCAGCATTGTTATGGGACTGCTGCTGATATTGTGGTTGATGGTGTTTCTCCCTCTTCTGTTGCCATTGCCGCTGAAAAAGCATTGAAAGAGACTGGACACCCTGGTGGGATTGGACTCTATAAGAGTTTTGTTCACGTTGATGTGAGGTCAAAGCGTTACAGATGGGACCAGAGAAGCGGTAAAGAAGTGGAGGTGAGCGGGTTTTGAAAACTGTAACTAAATTCGTTGTATTCTGTATTACATTTCTGGTACTATATACTATCGCCTCGCTTATTATCTTCTATAAGACCGGATATGAAGCATCCACTCTCACAAATATGGTTTTCACTGTATTCGGGATTGAACTGGTATCCTGTATGGTAAAGGCGATTATCAATGGAAGGAATAAAGGAAATGGAAGCTCTAATTGAAACAGCTAAAAACATTTCTCTAATAGCTGGAGCAGTTGCAGTTGTTTGGAGGGTATTTACCTTTACTTCCAATATCGGTAAAAAGATTGACACCAACTCTGACGAAATCAGAGATATAAGAGAAAAGTTAAATAGAGACTATGACAAGATAGATAAATTAAATCAAGCAGATAAGCATATTTGTCTGTTCCTGGTTGATATATCAGACCACATGATAAACGGGAATCATGTAGACAAACTTAGAGAGACAAGAAAGAATGTTATCACTTTCTTATCTGAGGGGGTAGATTGATGTTTCCTCTATTAGATGCTTTCCCCATTTTTTCATTGCCTGATTTTAGAGTTAACACTAGCGGATTGACGAAACGGCAAACTAAAATGCTAAATACAATTCAATTTGCCGAAGTATTTTCCAGACTAATGAATGTTATGCTCTCCAGGTTCAAGTGGAATGGGCTTCCGGCATCGTGCAATGAAAGGGCATTAGAAATTACTCTAGCATTCTACGGTTACGCATTGTTTTTTAATGATGAGAACATTGGCTTTGCACATACCCCTTGTACATTATCCGGCCCATTTAATATCTACTATGAGAGTATTAATAGGCGGGCATACAGTTACAACTATGAGAAGAACTACACGATTGATGATAGTGTACTTATCAGAGGGAATCTAACGATGACACCTGATTATCTCATTTTAATGAACTATGCACCGAAGATTGCAGACGCCATTAGAGCTATTGACGTTCATACGCAGACTTTGAAAAAGCCTTATATGGTTTCCTGTGAAGAGCGCCAAAAGAACTCTGTTATTAGAGCTTTAAATGATATTGCAGACAATGAAGTAACTGTTCTGGCCGTTCCAAATGCAGGAATCAATACTCTGAGTGTTCTCACAACTGGAGTGCAGAGCTACCTTGGAGATATGTGGGCGAACGTCAAGAACATGTTCAATCAGGTGTACTCCGCTTTAGGCGTAGCAAATGAGTTTACTTCCAAAAAGGAAAGACTCGTTGTGAGTGAGAGCCAGGGAGAACAAACCCCTATTAGACACTCCCTGGAAAGTGAGCTTGAATGCAGGCGTAAAGCGTGCGAAGAGATTAACAAGATGTTCGGCCTTAATGTTTCTGTTGAGGCAAATCAGCTGGAACAGTTTAAGGAAGAACAGATTGAAGAGCTATTGGCAAAGATGGGACAGCAGGTGGAAGGAGGGAATGAAAGTGTTTCCATGGAATCCGATTAACCCTCGTAACTATGAGCTAGGCCAGCTTGTATCCACTGGCTATCAAGTCTTTGATGATACATGGAGCACCTATATTCCCGAACACAAAAGCGAGTTGTGCTCTAAGATTATCCGGCATTATTTCTTTTACGAAATTGGACAGGATACCCCGGATAAGTTCAAGTTATATCTAAACGAAACACTTGAACGTATCATGCCATTTTACAATCAGTTGTATAAAAGTGAGCTGATTAAGTTTGACCCCATTATGAATCATTTATTGGAGACGAATGGAAGGTCTATTGAAAATGTGCTGAGAAAAGCACAGAAGGGAGACAGCGAAGTAATTAGCGCATTAGAGAACTTCGCTAAATCCTCTAAAGGTATCACCAACTCCACACAGGGGACAAAGCAAGGTATCACAGAACAAGAGAACTACAAACGAGATTACACAGAAAACAAAGAGAGAACAGAGAACGAAACAACCGGAGTAAATAGGAAATTGGATGGCACAGTCACAAGAGACGGTACAACTGATACCACAACTAATGAGACGGTTGCCGAAAATCAGAACGGAGACAAGCGGTTTGCAGACACGCCGCAAACTACCGTTGGGGATAATCCAAATAACGCCTATATGACGAACTTCACAAAGGAGAGTCAAACCAGAGATACCACAACGAATGCAACATCTAACAGTACAATCCACCAAACAGACGAAACAGACGAGACGGAAACAACTGATACTGACCGTAAATTAAATGGAACAGAAGATACGGTTGGAAATATCACTGATGAACGAACCAAAACTTCACAGCTCAATAGAGATGTTGATACAAAAGCTACTAATGATGGATTTGAGAACGGTTCTAGTAGCCAGGATACAAGCAAGGCAAAACAGACTCTTGAAGACGAGTCTCAGACAACTGATGAAGGAAAGCATGAAATCATTTCCGGATTTATGAATATGACTCCATCTCAGCTTTTGCAAGGTTTCCGTGAAACATTCCTGAACATTGACGAACAAATCATTAAGGAGCTTCAATACAATTTCATGGAGGTATTTTAATATGTTTACTGTTGACGAAATTATCCACCTGTGGGAAGAGGACAAGATTACTACCGAAGAGGCGAACAGACACCTTGCGGAAATTGGCTCTCGTGTTCGTCTCGATGATACTAAGGAAAGCGGCTGGACCGAAGAGGAAATGAAGGAAGGTTTCATTCCTAGCAAGCCCGGTGAGCCTGTTCAGAGAGAGCTGGATAGAAGCCGCCGTATGGATATGGCTGGTAAGACCGCTTTCCAGAAGGTCAACGGCAAAATCTACAAGGTGTGGTACAACGAGGATGGCTATTTCCAGAAGGCTGTCCGTGCGAAGAAGTGAGGTAATACACTATGAGTAATTGCAATCACTACAAGTGGGATGGTCATGGACATCCTCTGACTGATGGTTATTGCTATCCGGAGGGCTGCTGCCCTCCGGAGGGGCACAGACCTCCGCCCTGTGAGCCTGAGTTCTGTGCTATTCCTGTTCCCCCTCCCATTATGCCTGTTGTTCCACCTCCTGTTCCCGGCTTCAATCCGCAGGCTCAGATGGGGGCAGTTATCGAAAAGACCAATGAGTGTATTCACAGGTGGAATTACATTCAGGCTAATTGCTTCAAGGCTCTAAATGATTGCGTTGGAGCCGCTAAGACTAGCCCGGTTTACTATGATGATAGCGAAGTACATCTTGAGCAAGGTTACTCTAGTGACGATAGCGCCGTTTATCATATCGTCAGAGTGCAGAAGTTTGATAAGGCTGGTTGTCCCATTCGTATGAAACTGGGTCTTGCGTATGACAACAGTACGAACTCTAACGTTCGACAGAGTATGCACGATTACAGTTTTGTCAAGAGTGCGAACGTCATTATGACAGCTGTCAATCCCTCTCAGCAGGGCTGGAACGGCCCGGCTATGTGGCGGGGAATGGCTATCGCCGGAACACCTAACACTGAGGGCTATATCGCTGGTTTCAATTCACTGGGCACTTTGAAGGTTTACAAGGGCAATGTCGAAACCACTAATCTGTGTCAGGATAAGATCGTGGATATGATCGGCGCTGTTACGCCCATTATTCTGGATGGTGAAATCACTGAACAGGCTAAGGCGCTGACCACTAAGAAAGCTATTACTGCTATCGGCTACAATAGCGGTTGCGGGCAGACTATCCTTTTCAATGTTGGCATTACTGAAAATCCCGGTATGCAAGGAATTACTGTTGCTAACGTCCTGAAAGAAATGGGATGCAACACCGCAGTCATTACGGCCATGCAGGACGCAACTGATGAACCTTCCATTGGTATGGAGTTCTTGGGCCGGTGGACTGACGTGCCCGCTAAATACAACGACCCTCAGAACGTTGCGTTCTGGTATGTGAGCAAGAGGCCTGAATGTGGATACAAGAATGACTTTGAAACTGAAATTGCTGACCTCGTTCAGACTACGGGCTATTGCGCTAACGGCATTACTGAGTTGAGAGATAAGGTGGAGACTGCGCAGGAGACGGCTGACGAAGCCCTCTCCCTCGCGCAGGATAACGCTGATAAGATCGCAACTATTCAGGGCCAGATCACTGAAATTTATTCTAAGATTGATGCTCTGAACACTCGTCTCACTAAAGTTGAAGGCGATATTACCACGATTAAAGGACAGATCGACACAATCAATCAGCAGATTACCACTATTAATCAGGCTATCTCTAGCATTAGAGAAGAGATCAGCAACCTAACTGAGCAGATTGCAGGTATTACTAGCTCCATTACTAATCTTACGAATAGGGTTCAGACGGTTGAAGGTAAGGTAACAACCATTGAGGGCAATATTAGCGATATTCAGGGTGACATCACTAATATTGAAGGTGATATTACCAATATCAACAACGCTCTGGATGACATTAAAGGCGGAACAACTGAACTTCCTTACGTTAAGAAAGCCGGAGATACTATGAGCGGCGCTCTTAATATGAGTAGTAATAAGGTTAGTTCTGTCGGAACTCCTACGGAGGATGCAGATGCGGCCACTAAAAAGTATGTTGATGATAAGGTAAGCGGAGCAGAATACAAATTGCCTATCGCTGGACCTACTAAACTTGGCGGCGTGAAAGTAGGTAGTGGTCTTAATATCACGGCTGACGGTACACTGAGCGCAACCGGAGGAGGCGGAGGGGTTGGAGATTATCTGCCTCTGGCTGGTGGTACAATGTCTGGTGACATTGTTATGAGTGATGGTACTAACATTAACTTCGACCAGAGCGGAAGTATCTATAATGATAATGGTAGCGTTGTGGTAAAAAGCAATGGCTCTGTTGTCGGCATGGGTACTCAGGTAAAGGTCCAAACCGAAGGCGGTGACCCTATTCAGATCAAGAATGTGGCGAATGCTACTGAAAATGGGGATGCTGTTAACAAGGGGCAGATGGATAGTGAACTTGACCCCATTAGGACCGATATTAACGAAGTCAAAACTGATATTACTAATATCAGAAACGGCACGGACGCTCTGCCTTATGTTAAGAAGAGCGGAGATACGATGACGGGATCGCTAGTTATTAACGCCGGTGATGGCGTATGTATTTCCGCTCCTTTTACTAGCGGTGCAGGTACTATTTCTAAAAAGGATGACACAGAATCTCTTTACATGGATAACGGTAAAGCGATTATGGGCGTTCTTGGGGAAAACATCAATTTGCAGCCTAATGGCAGTGTCATTGTTAACGAAAAGCAGATAAAAAGAGTAGCTGACCCAACAGACGCGCAAGATGCCGCCACAAAGGCTTATGTGGATGCGAATGCGGGAGGCGGTATTGAGGGAGGATTTCTGGGGAATGGGTGGACCCTTCTCGCAGAATGGGATTTAGAGACAGGGCTTTCTAGTATGCCAAATATTACTGCTGACGTATTATCTAAAATGGTCGAGATTGCATACATTGTTAATGTGAAAGGCCAAACAACATCCAGAGGCAATCTACAAATCGAATTTATGCCCGGAGGCCAAGGAGAATATTTCGGGGATATAGATAATGATGAAACAGAAATAACTTTTGCCGCAACAAATCAGGCTTATTTCAAAAGTGCAGATTCTCTAGGAATTAGTGCAGTAATCTTCATTGCTAAAACAAATACCCCTTTATCTACTCGTCAATATTCGCTAGCAGTTGGAAAAACTGTAAGCCCTGTTACTAGTGTACATAAAGGACATATTAAGATGTATTGGAGGTAACAATGAAAATTGTCAAAATCGAGGAAATGGTAATTGACCTCGTAGAAACTGTGATTTAAACCTTGTTGGTAAGATTGCAGAGAGTGAAATTACTCTGGATAGGTTTCAGAAGCTGTATAAGTATTATATGTAAACGGTGAAGAAAAGAAGGCTCTTAATGGGCCTTCTTTTCTTGCGTCAATATAACAGTGTTATCTGTAACATAGGTGGAGTGACATTTTAAATGCTTCTGCGAGAAGGGTTAATAAAGCGTCCAGTATTTTTATGTAGGCGTGTGTACATAT